TCGGTCAGTGTTTCGAGCGGAATGATCTCCGGCTCATCAAAATCAGCGTAGCCACGCAGATCAATGATCGCTGGGTTTGGATGCGTCGAGATGATCTGTGCCGCGCACAAATGCTTGCGCCTGCCGGGATCATCGAAGGTCTGGTATGCGTACAGGCAGTTGAACTCAATGGCCGAACCTTCGTCGTTGAAGCCGCTCAGAAGCCGCAGGAGCCGTCCGTCCGGCGTACCGCCATACAACCCTTCCTCGTGGACGTTTAGCGTGACCACGTTCAATCCCTTGAACCTGCACCACCGTTGCGTGACCGTGTTCATGACGTGCTGCTCAAACGTGGTGTCTGAGAGCGGCACATTGAAGATGAACAAGCCTTGTTTCGGGAACAGATCGCTTTCCCAGCCATAGAACTCACCGTATTTTTCAGTGCGTTCTGTGACAGCGGAGTGGATCAGGCGGCTGAAGGCAGGAACGTCTGATGTCCGGCCTTGCTGGATGATCGTTGACAGGGCGACGTACCCGTCCTTTGTCATGATGATCGTGTCGGAGCCGTACTGAGCCATGCCACGCCGCGACAACGGTTCAGCGGTCACGTACCGCCCCACCATCTCGAAATAACCTGCGTTATCTGGGTCATCTCCTTGATATACAAGGATTTCTCCAGTCGAGAACACGAAAATCAGAAAATCGTCTTTGCCATCTCCGGAGTCTTGCTGCGTCCATGTGCAAATGAACATCAGCTTGCCGCCCAGCTTGCAGAACTGGCCGAGATCGAATCGCTTCAGGGTTCCTTGATACGATCCGGCTTGCGCGTACCAGAAGGAGTTGTCGTTGTCCCTCCAGTAGTACGCCCTGCCTTTGTAGATTTCCACGCCGATGAAATGAGCGTCAGGAAGGTTCGTCGAGCCAGTCGTGACGATAGGCGCAATAGAAGCCGTTGAAAGAGCGGTGTCATAGCTGAATATCTGGGTGTTGTCCTCTCCATTACACATGATGAGGACACTGTCTTCGCTCAGCGCAACGTCAGGATCGTTCGGTGACTTTCTGAAGTTTCGGCACTGCCAGCGGTCATTTGAGTACGTCGCTGCTGCTGCTACCTGAGTCTTTGTTGGAGGAACTGCCGTCTCATCAATCCACCACATGCCACCGCCTGAGCACGCAATCAGAACATCGCCATCCGGTTGTCGAATGGATTCGACAGTCTCCACAGGGGCAGACGTTCCGAGGTCAATGACTTCAAAGCTGCCACGCCTTGTCTCGACACGGCCAGCACCGGGGATCAGATTGTCGAGGGTAATCGCCGCAGTGGGCGGCATATTGTCTTTCGCGTGAAAAGCGTTCCAGCCTTCTACGGGCGCATCAAGCGAGATGACATTTGACTGAAGCTGGGCATTCATTTCACATACAACGGGGTGTAGGGTGAGCGGCTTGCCGTTACCTTGCGTCCACCGATTGTTTTGCCACCCACGGTCTTAGCGACCTCTTTGTTCATGATGCGGTAGAACACGGCCATTTCCTTCTCCGCATTCGGCATGACCTTTGTTTCCTTCCAGAACGCTTTGATGCCAGCGATCAGCATGTTGTCGTTCAGAATAAACGTGTCGTCATCAGCCGTGAACATCTCTTTTGCTGAACCCGACGAGCCTCTCACAAGCCATTTCGAGATGTACTCAAATTCAATGACATCGCCTTCTTCAGCATCTGCGAACTCGATTGTATTGCCAACCAAACGCAGCTTGAGCGATCCAGACGAGCCAATAGCCGATGACTTGTACATGTACCATCGACGATCTGACACAGGCAGTTCGGCAGGCTTTGTGCCGTTTTGCTCCCAAATTGAATCAGGAACAAGCGAACTGAAATCGCTCGGCAACGTGTAAGTAAGCTGCCCAGCCTGAACGGCTATTGAGTGGTATTGCCGGATTCCGTGCCAGTCGAAAAAGTCCATGATTTCAGTAGTGGCACGATTTGCAATCGCCACCATCTGAATGTTGTCGGGGTCAGTACTGGCGGAAAAGCGAGTGCGCTGAAGGAACCCTGATTCGCTCAAAACCCTGTTCAGCATTTCCTTCAGCGTCATGTTTCACCTCACAGCTTAAATTCCAGACTCCAGTCGTATTCTACTTTCTTTTGACTTCTGGGTCGCGGATGATCGTGTTCGAGTCGATTCGCAGCATGTCTTTCGGGAGGGCTTGCTGCGCCTCTTTCGGGACTTCCGGCAGGCTCTCGTCCGAAGATAGAATCATGGTTTTGCTGTCCACTTTCCGCAATACTTTCTTCGGGGCTTTCTTCGACACTTTCTTCTTCGCTGGCATATTGTTCCTCCAATACAGCGTTGAGCATGATTGCGGAACGTCTTGCGTATTCAAGATGCTCCGGAACGAGATCAGCACCAGCCAATCTCTCGATGGTCTGCAGGCCCATGTCGCGCAATTCCTGCATGTGTTCGAGGCGCAGGCGTGGGATGATTTCGATCCCCGGCGACACCTTCGATCCTTGACGGTTGGCCTGAAAGAACTCCCACTCTTCAGCAAATCTCACGATGTCTTTCCGTGTTGCCGGACGTGATACGAAATCACGTACACCGGGGGCGGTTTCTTTCACGTAGATCATGTTCTTGTAAACACGCCTGCCCAACCGTTTCGACTCTTCGACATTGAGAGTCGCGTGTTCGTAAAAAATGGCACTGGTCTTAGGCGGTTTCCCGACAACCAGTTCCTCCAGTTCCTTTTCGCTAAAATCAGGCATTTCTACTCCAGTTGGGGGAAACCCCCGCCCCGAAGGACGGGGGGATCACCTGTTACGTGGTGCCGTCAGAACCGATGACGCCCTGCAGGAAGCGAGCATTCGTGGTCAGATTGCCCATCGTCCAGTTCGGGATGACATCGTAGTCGGCGTTTTCGACCTTACGGGCTTTCTCCGTGGTCATCCACCGCTCCGGAGCCTTGCGGAAAAACAGGTACTTCGTATTCAGGAAGTACATGCGTCCCGCGCCCGGGTTCGTGAGGTCTTCGGCGCACTGAGCGTCGTAGACCACCGGAACACCGAGGAACTCCAGTGAACGGAAACCAGCGTCAGCCATCTTTGCGTTACCGACACGCTGCAGAGCCTGCAGGCTCTCCCAGTATGCCGTGAACGGATTGGCCGAAGCGATGATCAAGTTCGTCTGATCGGAGCCGCGAGTGGTAGCCAGACTCATCGCGTTCATCCGCCCCTGAATGGTCGTGGATGCAAAGTCAGCCGTACCGACATCGTGCTGGTTCTGCCACCAGTCCTGAGCGACCTGATCAATGCCGCCCACGGTTCCAGCAGCAGTCGGATCATCAGCAACCAGCAGGCGCAGACCGCCAAAGCCCTTGCCGCCGTCTTCGGTGCCGAGGCCGTACAGAGCCTTGCCCATCTTGTTGCGAAGGCCAGCCATCAGTGCGTCGATGCGTGCCTCTGCGATGGAAACGGCCTGATGCTTGCCACGGTTCATGATCTTCTCCTTGCCGGAGATGAACGAGAATCCGCCCAACTGTTTCCAGTCGTATTCAGCAGCGTCGATGACTTCCTGCGACGTGTCGATTTCAAACGTCTCGAAACCGTCGTAGAACTTCGTTGCCAGTTCGTTGTAGAGCAGCGGCTCGGTCAGAACTCGACCACCGCCAGCGTTTTTGATGTGTCCCTGCTCTTCCATGATGTAGAGCAGGCCGTTGTGGTTGGTGACATTATCCGCGACCATCCTGTCTCGGTTGCGAAGCGTGGTTGCCACCAATTCTGTCAGGTTGACAGTTGCCATTGGTTTTTTACCTCATCGAAAAAGATTAAGCCACGCTGCGGGACATCTTCTCGAACGTGTCCGACAAATCCTCGAAAAGCGATTTGCCTTCTGCGTCGACATTTCCTGCAGCATCTTTTGCGACCACGCCAACGTCTCCAGCCGCCTTCGCTCTAGCCACTTGCCTCTGTGAAGCCGCCGGACGGATTGAGGGGTCAAGATTGCAGGCCATCTTATACGCAGCATTAAGCTGATCACGCACCGGAATGGGCTGACCATACTCATTTTGACTGGGAATAAGACCACCGCGAATCAGACCCGCAATCGCCGGAGCGACCTTTTCCACATGAGGGTGGGCAGGCTGGCCGTCTTTCGTTTCGTTGATGAAGTCCATGACCGCACTGTTGACCTGTTGAACCTGTTGCTGCTGTCTTGCAGCCGCAGCCTGCTGTGCATTCTGCTGCTGGGACTGGATGAACTGGCTCGTCTGGCCTTCAAGTTGGTCAAGCCGCTCCTTCATGGCGCGTTCCATCGGAGTCATAAACTGCTCATCCTCCTTTGGCTGGCCCTGCTGGAGTCCATACGCTGATGCCATGTCTTGCAGCCCTTGTTCAGGCCCAACACGGGCGAAGTGCGCTGCCCATGCCATCTGCGTTTTGATCGCGTCCACAGGATTTTGCCCCATGCGCTCGAACTCATTTCGATACTGGTTCAGAGATTGCAGCATCGGATCAATGGTTTTTCGCGCTTCAGCAAGCTGCTGTGTCGCTTTCGTGTATGTTGCCTGCATCGGTTTGTAGATGCCTTCGAGCATCGCTTTCCGTGCCTGCGGCGGGAGGCTGTTGTAGACCTCCTTGATTTCTGTCGGCCAGCGTTCGGGTGCTGGCTCCTTGTAGTCCGACTCTTCTGCGGCCTCGATCTCGTCTTTGAGTTCCTCGTCCTCCGGCTTTTCTTCGCCAGTCTCTTCGGCCTCTTCGGACTGCTCCTCCTCTTCGCCTTCTTCAGAACTTTCTTCCACTTCCTCGACTTCGTCTTCCGACTCCATCTGCTCGAAAGCGTTGCCCAGTTCCTCTTCGAGGGAGATTTCTTTCTCTTGCTGCTGTGCAGGTGAGTTCATTTCGTCTCCAGTTAAATTATTGAATCAATGCCTTGCTCTCGCATCTTAGCAGATACCTCTTCAGTAGGTGAAATTTTGGCAATACTTTCATCCACTTCTTTGAGGGTCTTAAACTCCTGCTCACGAGTAGGCGGCGGTAAATCCGAAACATCCACGAGGTTGTTTCGCTTCATGTACTCCCGATTTTGTCGCGTCGTGGTAATCACTGGGCGATCCGGAGTTGCCACCGCTCGAAACGGCTCAATGTTCGGATCGGCCCAGTGTACCAACGGGGGCGAGGTGATCAGGGTTCGCATGGGTTCTTCGCAACAATGCGGTTTGTCCGCTTCGTCATGCGTGATACGGAGCAGCACGTTTTCCATTACTGCCCCGCATTTTTTGCATTCAAAATCGTATGTCGGCATCAGTTTCCTCCAAACATGTTTTCCAACATTTCATTTTGCCCACCAACCAGAGCGAGCACGGTGTAGATTTCGTGGCTGTTCAGCCCCTTCATCCATTTTTCCGTACCCTTCGCGTATCGGTTGAGGGCGATAGCCACCTTTGATCGGCCTGCGGGATTCCCCAGAGTCTTCAGCACAAATCGCTGCACTCCCGGCTCCATCCGCGAGATCGTGTTCATGCGCTTCTCGATCCACGGCGAAAGCTGGGCCAATTCACCCCATTGTTTGTTGAGTGGCTTCGTTTCAGGGGCAATTTTTTCGAGGTAGTCTTTTGCGCCACGCCCCTGTTCTGCTTTCGTCTTCGTCGAAATATCGAAACGTCTGGCCGCATCCGTTTTCGCCTCGTAAACCTGCTGGTAGATGTTCGTTTTGAACTTCTGCAGTTCCTGCGGCGTGATGAAATTGCGATTCCCAAACTCAGCATAGAGATCGTTGCGAATCTTGTTGATCGTTGCGATGTTGGCCTGTCCGCCGGACGTGCCGCGCAACTTTTCGGTCATCTCGTTGAGGTATTTGTTGATCTGGCTGACCGGAACGTGGCCCGATGTCTGATCAATCATCGCCTGAATATCTTCACCGATCCGCTTCTTCAGCCCACCTACGCGCACGCCATCGGCGTTGAAGTCGCCTTCCAGCTTGCTGTAGCCTTTTTCACTGACCGGAATTTCATCATCAAGGCCACGCTCCGCGACACGGCGGTAATCCACGTCGGGACTGACTTTTGGCATTCCAGCAGCAGATCGGTACTGCTTGTTTGCGATCTTTCCGGCAGCAGTGCGTGCGGCTTTTTCAGTGACCTGCAGCGGGTTTTTCCCGAAAGGTGTCAGCATCATCGCTGCATCAACTGGATTCTGGATGATGGTTTCAGCGGGGTCTTTGGCAAACTCTTTGACGCTTTCGTTGAAGCCTTCTGCCACGCCATAACGGTCTTCAAACTCACGTCCTGTGTCAGCAGAGATCAGAGCGTCTCCCGCTGTGACCGCGACTTTGCCCAGCCCTTTTGCCGTTTCAACCGGATTCTTGATCATTTCCCATGCACCCAGCGCAGCGTCCTTTGCGTCTCGTGGCGCATTCAGGCCAGCACGGATCGCGCCAATGCCTACACCCTGCATCCCGGGTGCTTGCTTCTGCATGATCTTCAGCTTTTCGTCGAGCGGCATTTCACCCTCGACATACTTCGCATACGGGTTTTCCTCTTTTTCCTTCTCTTCTTCTGTTTCAGGATTGAGGTACTTTGCGTAAGGGTTTTGCTTAGCCATTTTCCCACTCAATCATGGATCGCCACGTTCCCAGTCGCGGCATGAACCCGAAGACTTCCTCGAACTGTCCGGCGGTGCTGGGATTTTCCATGACCTCTTGCCACGCCTCGTCCGGAACACCACGCGCTTTTCGCATTACGGTGTTCACATGATCATCAACCATCTGTTCCATTTCGATAGCGGACATGCCACGTTCGTTGAACAAGTCTTCGTTTGCAATCGCGTAGCGCATACCCTCGTACTTCATCAGGATATCGACGAGAGTGGTCATCAGTTCCTCGTCACTCATGTTCGGATCAAGCGCACCGAAAGACGAGTACAGCAGTTCGATTTCGCGGTTGGACACGTTACCCAGTGCGCCACCCGTGGTCGAGGCTTGACGCATTTCGACGAGCGTCTGGAAGGCGATGCTGGCCTGCTGCGTTTTCAGCATTTCAGCGAGGTTTCGGGCGTCTGTGCCGGGGATTCCGCGCATCATCGCGCCGATCAGGCCAGTCGTCGTCCAGTCCGTCAAGCCGATAGAGCGTGACACCTGTCGAACGGCATTGTTGAACTTGTCCATTTCTCGGACTTGCGCCCAGCGAGCCTCGTGTTGCAGTTGCATTTTCGCTTCAGCGGAATCTTCACGAGCGAAGAAAGCGTCGATTCCATCTTTTGCGGAGAGTGAATCGTCATTTGCCAATGCACGAGCCACTTCATCGGGAATCTGAAACGCCCGATAAACTCCGTAACGCTCTTCTTTCGTGTTCGCCTCTTCGATGTTCTTCTGAAAGATGGTTCGATTCTCTTTCTGCAGCCCACCGAGTTCTTTGAGCGTCTCCAACGCAAAAGCGTCATCGGTCATGGCCTGCTGTGCGATCAGTTTCGCTCTTTCAGGCCCGTAAACCGGAACGGCCAGCTTGTAGATACGTTCCGCTTTTTGCAGAGCGGACTGGTTCTGCTGCTCCTGTTCCCAGTTGGCTTTCGCCATCGCTGCTTCGTTGGTGCGCTGATCGACGCCGCTGCTGTCAAGAGCGGCCATCGCACGGCCTGTCGTGCCGTAGCCCATCATGCGCTTTTGGCGTTCCTGTTCAGCAGCAGCAGCGAGCACCTGTTTCTGCAGTTCAGGCGGCATTCCAGCCGGAAGGGCTGGGGCGAAGTTCGGCCCACCGCCACCAGCGGTTCCACCCATTTGCGGCGGCTGCGGCCCCATTTGCTGAGCAGGCGCGGGAGGCCCCATTCTCTGTGCAGGGGGCTGGCCTCCGGTTTGATTCTGCACCAGAGCCTGAAGCACATTTTTCAATGAGCCATTACCGACGTTCGCAGCATTCTGCGTAACCATGTTGTTGAAGTTCAGTGCGTTCAGTCCGCTGTTACCTACCGGAAGCATTATTCACTCCTCAGAAACTGTAATTGATCCCGCCGCTTCCCGCGCCACGATCTGCGATGTACCCGGGGTTCGGGGTTGCTTCACCGTAATTCGGAACAGGATTCTGGTTCAGGTTCTGGTTCAGCAGAGCCATCCTGATCAAGTCCTGCTGATCGTTGTACTGCTTAACGTTGAACTGATTCTCCCAGCCTGTCTGCATCTGGTTGAAGTTCTGGCCCTGACGCGCAAGGTCGAGTTGCCCCAGACCCAGTTCTTGCGAAAGTTTGCCGAGATACTTCTGAGTCGCATTTGCAGAGGACGCAATCTGAGACTGCGTATCGAGTCCGGCGTAGCCGAGTTCGTTCCCCATTTTGCCCAGAGTCCAGTCCAAATCCTGTCCGGAAGCACCCAACTGGTTCGCCCACAGAGCCTGCTGCATCTGGCCTGCGAGGCCCTGATTGAACTGTTCCTGCTGGGCCATCTGGTTCTGGATGCCCTGACCGAACTGCATCGCGTTGAATGCTGCAGCGTTATTGGCGTCAGCCTGCTGCATCGCAAGCTGCTGCGCTGCTTTCTGGCCCATAGGAGAGTTCGGATCAATGCCTTTGTTGATCAATTCCTGATCAAACCGCTGATTCTCTGTTTCCTGCTGCGGGTCGAGGTAGCGGCGAGCGTTTTCATACGCTGCATCGGCATAGCCTTGCACGGACTGGTAATCAGCCTGCGAAGGGGCGGAGCCAGCGATCTGCTGTCCACCGTACTGATTTACTGCCGAAGGATTCCAGCCTTGCCAGTTTCCAGTTCCTGCACCATTCCCTGCGCCATTACCTGTGCCATCCGGCGGTTCCGGTACTTGACGAGGATTTGCGCCGAAAGCTGATGTCGGGCTGCGATCTATAATGCCATCCCTCAGTCCGGGGGCGGTTGATGCGCCACGCGCCAAATCCGCAAAACTTCCCTTGCGGCCACCGGGGGAATAACTCGGCGGCGGGGGCATACCACCGCCTATCTGCTGGGAACCGGGCATCACCTGTGCCTGCTGGTAATCCGCCATGCCACCGCCAGACCCCTGCACAGCGAGAGCGTCGCCCACACTGCCCCACGCCCCATGATGGTTGTACACAGGCTGAGTCGTCTGTGCGTATTTGTCTTTCGACAGCGGCTGCTTCGTCATCACGTTGCCTGTCGGCGGATTCGGCACACCCTGAGTCGCATACGGGTTCGTTGGCGTGTTGAACACACTAAGATTTCCAGTAGGAGACGGCGGCGGCGGCGGCGGCTGTTTCGTCTGCAGATCGAACTTCTGCTGCATAGCCGGAGGCATTCGGCCTGCGCCTGCCTCGTTGATCATCGGAAGTCTCATGTACATCTTTTCTCTCCTACCGAATGCCGAAGCGCATATTCGAGGTGAAAGGCTGGTGGCCCATTTGGTAATACGATTCCTGACTCAGTGAGTCCATCATTTTTTGCCGTCTGGCCTGTGCCTGTTCCTGTGCCTGAACGGCCTGCTGCTGTTCTGGCGTCATCACGGGTGACTGCAACGGGTTGCCGTTCTGGGCGTTGAGGTTTCCGAGCAATTCTCCCAAATCCGTTTGAACGGGGCCGGGGTTGTTGCCTTCGCCTTTCCACCAGTCGTAGTGACCGCCCCAGTTGCCATCGCTCATCCACGCTTTTTTGCCGAATGCTCGATCACCCATGAAATCACCGATCTTGTCGCCAATGAAACCGCCGCCGGGGATTCCAGTTGCACTTCCAATCCCGCGCCCGATCAGTCCTGCATTGTCAGCAAGCATAAACTCAAGCGGTGTGCCACGGTTCGGGTCGCCTACTGGTGAAACCTGTGATCCCGGCATGTTGTACTGGCCGAGCAAAGCGTTACTCAGAGCATCAGCGGTTGATCCACCGCCACCTCCCGGGCCTGCGACGTTGTCGTTGTTTGGATTGTTCAGCATTTCGAGGATTGCCCCGATGCTGTCGAACATGTTCGTGTACTCTTCAGACGGGCCTGAGAAATTTTCCTCGTCTCGGTCATCAATGCCGTTCATGTTGGTATCGCGGAACTCCATTGTCCGCATACTTCCGCCATCGCTTGTTGCGGCGTTGTTCGGCGGGGGATCGTTGACGGTCATTTCGTCCCGTTCTGCGGTTGCGTTGAACAGGTCGGGTGACTGGTCACCGATTCGCGTTCCGAAGTTATCCTGCGTCAGATCGGGGAACGTTTCTTCATCGAGCAAGCCACGGCGGTACATTTCGTCTGCAGTAGCGGCATCGAAGATGCTGGCGAACTGATCGGGCAGTCTCACCTTGTCGAATCCGTTTGCCATGTAATCTTCCATGAAAGACATGCCTTGCTGCAGTCCTTCACTGTTGATTCGCTGGTTGTACGATTTCGTTTCGGGGTCGTATTCCCATGACGTGTAGTAGCCGTTGACGTTCGGGCGGTTGTAGCCTTCTTGCAACTGCATCAGTTTGTCGATGTTGTCCCAGTTGATTTTGCCACGGTTGCCTGACGAGTAACTGGCTCCGCCTGCAAGAGCGGCAATCAATTCACCGATATTGCTACCGCCGCCACCGGAGCCGAACCAGCCGATTACATCACCGAGCCAGTTTCCTGCGTCTCCGAACCAGTCTCCGATACTTCCCAAAAAGTCGCCCATCTGATTATTCCTGAATCATGCTGAGTGCTATTACAGGCAGTGTACCAGCTTCAACTGCCCTTTTGACGCCTTCAAATCCTTCTTTCGACAGGATTTCTCGTGTCAATGTGAGAATCTTATCACGATCACCCATACCTGCCTTTGCGAGTCGGGCATCGGAAGCCAGAAGGTTCGATGCCTCAACCCTCACTTCGCGGTCAATCTTGTTGTAGGTTGGGCCGAGTTTCTCCTTGTCGATATTAGGGAGGTATTTTGAGGGTTTGAACCCGCCCGACCAATCGGGTTCATCCCAGTTGGCGTTACCGATGAGTCTGCCGGAACTGTTACCGATGCGGACGCCATCGCCGTAGAGTTCTTTCATGCCTTGAGCAAATGCTGCGGGGTTGTCGCCCACGTAGGCGATGTCGAAGCCGTCGGGCGTATGCAGCGGGAAGGCGACGGGATCGCCTGATGAGTCGACGCCGAATGCTTTTTTCATCTTTTCAGCAACGGCTTCAATCGGTTCATTGGTTGAGATTGCTGCAGCGTTTGTCGGCTTGCCTTTGATACGGGAGACGTTGCCGAGGCCGATACTTTCCTGTCCGAGGGTCATGCCACGGCTGGCAGCGACGGCACTGATGATGGGTTCGGTATCCGGCCCCATAAGCACCCGGGCGGAAGCGGACGGGCTTTTGTTGCCAGCGTAGAAGCCTTCGCCACGGTCACCGACTCGTGTTTGCAGGCCAGCGGCCTGAGCCAGTTTATCGCGTCCGGACGGATCATTGAGGATAGCCTGAACGATGTCCATGCGTTTGTCTGGTTCGAGTTCTTTGAGGTGAGGCATGGGTGTTTCCGCTTCGTAGCGGATGTTCATGGTCTTATCGTCGAGGTCGAGATCGGGCTTTGGTTGCGCTTCGTCGAACAGGGAGATTGCGCCCCGCTGGTACTGATCGTTGTAGAAGATCGCGTTTGGGTCGGTTCCGGCCTTTGTGCGGTTCATGCCCAGTTCTGGTGTTTTTGAGCGGGTGCTCGATTTTGGGCTTTTCATCGCCTTGCTCATTCGAGCGAGGGAGGGCGCGGTAAAGACGCTGGTTTGCAGCGTATGAGCGACACGGGGGTCGCTGGCGTACTGCTTGACCGCTTCTGAGCCTTCTGGAGCCATTTCGGCGTATTTTTGCCAGAGGGCTTTGGCTATTTCGGCAACAGGCTCTTTTACGGTGTCCTGCAGCCGTTCGGTAGAGGGGGAGACGCCCAGAGAGGGAAGCTGGGCGCGGCGATTTGCATTCCGCTCGGCAAATTCCCTTGCCGCATCCGGATTTGCAAATGATTTTGCCCACAGGAAGGGGTCAGTGGTGGCCTGTGCTCCAAACGAGCCGATATCAAACAGGCTGTTTACGCCGGATGAGAATCCGGTTTCGGCAAGAGCCTTGATGATGTCGGCATAACTTTGTGAATCGTTCGCCATTGGGGCAACCCCCGCCGAAGCGGGGGTCAAGGGGTCTTACGTCTGCGTACCAACGGTGACCGTGGTCACGGCGGAACCCGTATTTGCGGTGACGACGTGCATGTCACCGTCAGCGGTGATGAACACGGCCCCTTTCGGGAAGTTCGCCAGCGCGGCATGGGTTGCGATCCACGCATCGAGTGCAGCTTTGTTCGCAAGGTCTGCGCGGTAGTCGATATAACGTTTTGCCATTACAATTCTCCTTCATCTACGTCTTATTGCAGGATTGCATCTGTATTCTGCCCATTATCGGGGCAAATTTCTACCGGATTGCATTCCGGGTGAACTGAAAAATTCTGCGGCCCGTTGTGCCTCTTCGAGGGAGCGAAATTCACCAAATGGCTGACCGATGGGCGTTTGCATCACGGGTTCTGCCAACTGGGGCTGCTGCGGAAGCTGGATGTTGTCAAGAACCTGCGGATTTGCAGCGACGAGGGCTGCGATGATCTCCATCAGTTGTTCCTGTGTCCGCTTTTCGCCTTCGACGGCGAGCATGAGTTCCCCGTCCTGTTCGACGAATTGTGCGAGATCACCCGTTGTTCTGCTGTCCATTCGTTCTGCCTTGAGTCACAGTTGAGATTGCATCGGCATAAGCCTTTTCGGTCTGCGCTTCTTTGAGTTCGGTATTTGCCATTGTTTCGGCCTGTTCCGCAACTTCTGTTGGAATCTGCGCGGCAGTCTTCTGGGCCTGAGCGTCTTTGAGCCGTGCTTCGGCTTGTTCTTTCGCTGCTTTCGCTTCGGTAGCGGCCTGCTGCAAACGCTGTGCTTCAGACTGCCAGTATTGAAGCTGCTGAGCCGTTTGCTGGCCTTCCTGCTGAAGCTGCTGCAACTGCTGGTTGAGTTGTGTCAACTGCTGCTGCGAGGTCGGAAGCTGGGTCAATGCTTCGTCGAGGGTCTTGTCGTAGCGCATATACGGTTTCAGTGCGGCACGGAGCAGTGCGGAAGAAGCGTCTGCGGGGAGCATGTTCTGCTGCACCATAGGAAGAACCGATTGCGCGTACTGAGCGACTCCGTTGAGCATTTCCTGAAACGTCTGTTTTTCCTGAAACTCGTCTTTCGCTACCGTCGAGTCGGTTTCGATGTCGATCAGGAAGTCCATCAGTGTATCTTGCTGCATGACGGAGAGCATTTCTTCGCTGATCTGCATCTGGGTCATGCGCTGCAGGTTTTCAGGGGTGATATGCGAAGCGAGCAGTTGTGCTGTGATCCGCAGCATTTCCTTGACGGTGTAGATGACCGTTTCGCGCTTGCGGGTGAGGCGGATACCGACCCAACGGCCTTTGATTTCCTGTGCTGTTGCTGTTTCGCTGGCGGCGGTCACGCCACGGACGATGTCGGAGATTCCGAGGATGTCGTCGACCTGAGCACGTACCAGAGAGATGTTGTTGTTGAGTTCCTGCAAGACGGCGGATTTTTCGGCCAGCGGGAGGTGGTAGAACAGGTTCTCGGCTCCTCCGGCTGCAGCGATTCGTTGAGCAAGCCCTTGAATGGGCGTGTATTCGCCGTCGGCGTTTTCCATCATATCGCCCAGTTCCGGAATGCCTTGTTCGTAGGCTCCGGTAGCTTTGATGGATTCGAGCAGTGCGATTCGACGCTCCTGCAGGGTATTCAGTTCCCGATCATATTCTTCGATGTACTCGTAATCTGCTTGTGGCTCCAGTTTTTCGGAGCCGATGTTGAGCATCATCGGTGCG